CCCGAGGATGGCCGTCATCCGCTCTTCCAGGCCGATGAGCTGCACAGCCTCCCGGCGGAAGATGATGCTGTGCTCCTGCTCGGTGAGGCTCAGGCCCAGCAGCAGCTCCGACTTGCCGCCGCCCGCGCTCCCGCCGTAGAAGACGATATCGGCCTCGGAATAGTAGGCCGCCGACTGCGGGCCGGCCTGCGGCACCCAGATGGCAGGGCTGGCCAACATCAGGAAGGAGTCCACCGCCGCGCGCATCTCGGGTGCCATGCCCTTGAACATGGCCAGGATCTGCTCGGGCGTGGGGGCGGCCAGCTTCATTGCGGTTCACCTCCGCCCGTCAGCTGAGAGAACATGGCCAACAGCTCCGGATTGCCCTGCAGCACGGCCGACAGGCGCACCGCGCGCTCGGTGTCGGACATCGTGCGCAGTGCCAGCGGGTCGTTGCGCTGGCCGTTGTCCACCTCGTACAGGCCCAGGTGACGCCACAGCTTCTCAGCGAAGGTGGCCTTGTCGTGCATGAGCACCTCGATGCCGTTCCGGGTCCGCTTCACGCCGGCATACAGCTGGACTGCGGCCGGGCTCAGGTAGCGGGTGTCCTTGATGACGTCGCGCGACAGGCCATCCCCGCAGCACTCGATGCAGTCAGGGTTGGGCGGCCGATGGGGGTTGAAGCCCGTCCCGCCCTCTTCGTCAAATTCCTCGCCATCCTTGGCCGTCCTGCGCCACTGCTCAAAATCGGCGTCGCGCTGCACCTGGGTGCGCTGGCGCTTGAAGTCCGTGCCCCAGCAGTACCGGCAGCAGCCGACCTTTGTCTCGATGAGTTCGCGGGGGTCGGCGAACACGATCTGGGCGGCCTGCAGCAGCAGTTTGTCCGCCGTGACCTGAGTCCGCTCCTGCATAGCGGCCCTGCCAGCTTGGATCGCCGCCTGCACGTCCACTCTCGTCAACAGGCGGGAAGCCATGGTCCGGGCTGTCTTCTCGCCCGTTCCTGGCACGGCGCGCATGTACGCCTGGCTGCCGTTCAGGTCCACTAGGAACTCATCCACGAAGCGCTGCTGCCGGGCATCCAGTCCTTCGGCCACCACGGGCACAGGGACAACTGCCGACGTGCGAGCGGCGCGCGCCCGGCCCTTGGGCTCTGGCTTGACCTTCTCGGGCTTGGCAGGCCGCTCCCAGCCTTCGGCGGTGGCGCGCTTGGCCACCATGGTGTGGGAGACCCCGAAAGTCCGGCCGATCTCCCGGGTTGACTGGTGGCTCCCGCAGTACGCCTTCTTCACTCCCGCCCAGTTGATGGTGGACGCGGGCGCGGCCTTACCACCCGCAGTGGGGTTGGATGCTGGTTTGGGGGTCTTTTGGTTGCCGGTTGCCATTTACACGCATGGTCGGGCGCATGCGTGGAATCTGGAAACCCTACTGGGGAGGCCGCACCCACCGGCGCTTGTGTGCCCGCTTGGTCACGAACTCCCTGCTCACCCCATACTTGGCTGCGATATCCGATACCGAAGCATTGGTGGTCGTGTACTCGCGCTTGATGTCGTCCAGATGGGGGTGAGGCTTGGAGCCAACCAACCTGATCCCTCGCGCGAGACGTGCAGTATGCACAGCCTCACGGCTCCTACCGACGCGTCTGGCAACCTCGGCATCCGGCATAGTCCCCAACAAGGCGACCTCCTCCGGCGTCCAGTGCTTCTGAGCCTGGAAGGCTGGCACACCGTTGCGCTTCCGCAAATCAGCCACTGTCGTGGTGTGCACGCTCCACGTCTCAGCAAGATCTCGATCGGGCACCGTGCCAAGCAGCGCTATCTGCGCAGGCGTGAAGCGCTCCTCGCGGAATGGTGGAATCCCTCGCACCATTCGCGCCTTCCTCACGCTCCACAGATTCCTCCCAAGCTGCTGAGCAATCTGGGCATCAGGTGCTTTACCGAGCAAAGCGATGTGCTCTGGCGCCCACTTCTCCATCGTGCGATGCGCCGAAATTCCACGCCTAACCCGAGCGCTGCGCACAGCGCTTGAGGACCTACCAATTCGAGCAGCAATATCTGCGTCAGACGACGTTCCCAGGATCGCAATTTGGTCTGGTGTCCATGATTGCCACGTGTTCATGTCATGCCTCCCCGAGATCTTGCTTGAGCTGCTTCAATGCGTTCGACATGACGTTCACTCCGAAGTTTGCATCGTGCCCACTCTGGATGTTGGAGTGCCGGGCTCATCGGCCAGCCATGAAGATACCCGCCCGCCTGGCCACCTTCCGGTCTCATGCGGTCGCACCCTGCTTGCGCATCCGCTCAGCACGCTCCAGATCACTGACACGGTCGGCCAGCGCCCGGTTGCGCACCGTGGCCTCGGCCAGGAGCGCCCCCATATCGTGCTGAGTCTGGAGCTGGGCGAACTGCATGGCGCTGCCCACCAGCCGCAGGCCCAGGGCCCGGATCTCGGTGGGCCACAGATGGATCACCTGGTCCCCACACTCGATCATGGTCTGGCCGTTGTGCAAGTCGGTCACCGACACCGCCCGCGGTTCCGGCATGGGCTCGACCAGCTCATACACGCCGCTGATGACGCGCCGCAGACGGCCTTCGACCTCAATCAAGCGGTTGATGTGGTCGTCCACCTTTGTGTAGCGCAGCCCGGTGAGCTCCATGATGCGCTTGCGGCTGATCGCCTGGCCGTTCTCGCGCAGCGCCAGGATCGTTTCCCAGACGATCTGGGCGGTACTCATCGCCTCGGCTGGGGATTCATTGCGCTTGGCGCACGTCGGCACTTCAGCAAGTTCGGCCCGCGGCAGGTTGGTTTCGGTGGTGCTCATGCGATGTTCTCCCGATAGAATCTGAGTGCTCAGGTCAGAAAGACCGGGAAGGCCCGCTTCGGCGGGCTTTTCCTTTTTGTGGGTCCTACTCCTCGCGATGCTGCTCCCACGCAGCAGCTTTCTCGTCATCGAACTGCTGCAGGGTTTTCATGATCAAGGTTCTTCCGTCCGTTACCGGCGATGGCTTGGCCAAGCGCACGACAGCACCCGAGCGCCTTCACGCAAGCGGTCAAAAGACCGCTCACCAAGTGCGGCACGGATCCCGTCGGCGTCCAGGTTGGAGATGAGCACCGTCGGCAGGCTGTGCTTGTATCGCAGGTCGATGATGTCGAACAGCTGTGTGCGCTCGGCATCAGAGTTGAAGCTGGAGCCGATCTCGTCGAGGACGAACAAGCCGGCCATGCCCACGTACTCGACGATCTCGTCTTCCGTTTCCGGGTACCACTGCGCGAACTCGCTGGGCTGGCCTCGCTTGCTCCAGCTCGACCGCAGCATCCGCACCAGCTCGCGCGCGCTGTGGATGCATGCACGCTTGCGCTCCACATTGATGACGTGCGAAACCATGGCACTGCCCAGATGGGTCTTTCCCGTGCCTGGCGACCCCAGAAGCCACAAGCCGCCGCCATCACTGGTCACGAGCGGCGAGACCAGCGCTTTGCATGCCTGCAGAACTTTGCGATGCGCGTCGGTGGTGGCCTGGAAGTTCTCGAAGGTCGACTGGAGCATTCGGCCTTCGAGCCCGCTCAGCTCCAGGCGCCGCGAACGTGCGCGCTCAGCCTTCTGCTCTGCCTCCCGTGCGCGATCAGCCTCATCTTCGGCCTTCATTCGCTCGGCGCGCTGCTGCTCGCATGCCGGGCATTCCGACCAACTGGCGCCCCCTGGCCAGCGCTGGAGAGACACGTAGGGCCCATGCTGGTCGCAGTGCTGCTCACGCTGGGCCGCTGGCGATTTGGCCGTGCCATGCCCCGCCATGATCGTCGCAACCAAGCCTGCGGGTGCGGCGGTGTCAGAGAGTGATGTATCCATTTTCGTCAACTCCTTTCGTGTAATCGATTTGGTCAAAACCGCTGTGCGGCAGACGCGGCCGCGCAGAGCCGCGCTGCCCGGACGCTCGCATACAGGCAGCCTTGAGCCACTCGGCGGGATCAGCGGGTTGCTCCACGACAGCCGAGCGAACGGTCTCAAGAACGATCTCGTTGCCGTAGTCCTTCACGAGCTTCCCAACAAAAGACCCACACTGCGCGATCGGCATGCCGGCCTGGTTGAGCAAGGACTTGCCTGCCGCCCAAAGCTCCTGCTTTGTGAGATCGGGCGGCAGCTTGGCAGCATTGCTGCCCGTACCGTCAGGTACGGAATTACTGGAATCAGGAATCAGAGAATCAGAGAAGAGGGAATCAGCCGGGCTTGACCCCCTTTGCAAGTCGCTTTCATGGGTCAAAAGCCTCGGGCTTGCCTCGGGCTTGCCTGAGGCTTCTGTGGGTTGCATTGGCGGTGAAGCCTCTGGCTTGCCTCGGGCTTTTGGCACTTTGAAACCTACCTGAGCCCCAGGCTTTTCGGTGATCGGCTCAGGCTCCTTCCAGCCAGGCATTGGTGCAAGTTCGCTGGGCTGCTCCCGGAAGTGGGGGTTCTGGTGCTTACCGAAAGCAAGGATCTGGATGATCCGCAGGCCCTCAACCTCGTAGCGCGCGATGAAGCCGTGTGCGGCCAGTTCCGCCAGCAGGGGCTCGACCTCAACGCTGTCGAAGGCCAAGAGCTCGCCCTTGATTCGCTTGGGCCTGTCCTCCAGCCGACCGGCGCGGTCAGCGATGCACCATAGGCCGGGAAAGAGGTATCGCGCCCAGATCGAGCACTCTGCAAGGTCCTCGTTTTTGAACAGACCGGGTTTAATGTTGCGTGATCGTGCCATTTACTTGCTTTCGGTTTTCAACTTGGCTGCGGTTTCAACACGCACCAGAGCAGTGCTCCTGCCAATCGTGGATAGTCCGCGCGCCTTCTGCTCCATCCAGAAAACCGACGTCAGCAAGGCACTTCACGAAGACACCCTCGTCGCCATCCCAGTCGACGGCGAGCTCAATGTCCTCGTCCGTCATTCCCGATAGGTCTCCATCGCTTCGGTGAGCCGCCACCCATAGGAACAGGCAGACCAGGCGCCACCCGGCATCGCCGCCAAGGCGACGCACCAGCTTTTTGGTCTTTGGGTGGCTTGGCAGGCCCGTTGAAATTCGTGCATCAGTGGCCATCCGCTGGACCTCCTGTATCAAGTGCTTGTGCCGCAGCGAGGTATTCGGCATATCGCGCCGGTCTCTTGCCCAGCTTGGCCAGTTCATTGGCTATGCGCAGGCGCTCTCGAATGGCAGCTACGCGCTTCGCCTCCAGGTCCTGTAGGTGGTTCCTGCCCTCGGCCTGGGCCACCAAGAGCGAGATGCGGCCGATGGGACGCACGCCAGCCAACTGTCTGGAGTGCTGGTAGATGGCGGCCCCCAAGCCGCCAATCTGGCTTTGCAACGATTGAACGTGCAACTCCTCGGGGGTCATGCGCCGCGTGGAAGACAAACGCATGTGCTCTTCCCACTCGGCGTTTTTTTGCTCAACACCTTCGAGATAGATGCTCAGCTGGCCCAGATCCCAGAACGTGTGAAAGACAACTTTGTCTGCCCAAGAGCAGAGATATCGCACCCGCCCATCAGCAGGGTCGGTCCTGAGCACAATTGCGCTGCATGCAGCCGCCCTCCGTTGGAGGCTTACCCATGCATCGCCGCTCATGCCACAGCCCTTATGCCGCCACGGGCCTTGAGTTGCTCCATCGCACGCATGGCCCGGTTCATCGTGTCGGCCGCGTTGTTGATGGCTTCCATAAGTTTTACTGCTTCGTCTTCCGGTGCCTTGCGGTCAGGGCGCGCGTGCAGCGTCTCGTCGCATGCGTGGTACAGAGGGTCGTAGCTCTCGCAGAAGGCCATCAGCCGGACAACCTGCCCGAACGTCAGGCGCTGATCCCCCGAATGGTTGCAGCACGCCTTCAACCGCGCGTAGGCGCTTTCCACCTTCATGTCAGGGAACATGAACGCGGCCACGTCCTTGAATGGCTTCCCGCTATTGCCAATCGCCGTGGTGATGGCATCGAACTCGTCGTCATAGAAGAGTTTCATCGAGGCTCCCATAATTTTTAGGGGACAGAAGGGGTGCACTTCCAAGGGAAAAAAAGGACGATCCGATCACCGCTGATTGCCAGCACAACCGGAGAAGAGACATGAGCTCAACACGCCCAGCAGCCACACTGACGCCCTTCCATAGCAGCACGCGCACAGCGCTGTCGCAGAACTTCGACCCGGACACAGGCCAGCGCCTGCAGGTGATGACCACCTCGCGGCTGGAGTTGTGCTGGATGGCCGGTGAGCTGCGCATCGACTGCAGGGCGAGCCGGATGCAAATGGATGCGTTGCAGGAAGGGCCGCGGACTGGTGGGCGCGGTGCGCGGGGGAGTCTGTGATGGGTGCCCGCCCTCTCCCGGGCTACGATGGTGGTTCTCAGGCAACCATCACCAGGAGGGGCAGACAAAATGGACTGGACCGCAGTTGGCGCAATCACGGCTTCAATCTCCGCAGCAAGGGACATCGCGAAGGGGCTCGCCGCCACTCGCGACCAAGCTCTCATCAACGAAAAGACTGCTGCCCTCTTGGAGCAGCTGCTCAAGGCTCAGGAGGGATTGCTCTCGCACAATGCCGCGCTGCTGCAGCTCCAAGGCGAGCACTTCGAAGCCAGCGAGAAACTGCGAAAACTGGAGGAAGCCGCCCGCGAACGCGGTCGCTACACGCTTGTCGATCTCGGAAATCGCCGCTTCGCGTATCGGGTGAATATCCCCCCACAGGAGAGCGGGGCCGGCAACCCAAGCAGTGCGGAGCCGCTGCACTACGTTTGCCAACCGTGCTTCGACAAAGGGATCAAGTCGGTGCTCCAAAGCCGACTCCGCGCGCCCGGATTGGAGTGCACGACCTGCAAGATGGAACTCAGAGTGGATGTCGATCCTCTCTTCGCTTCCTGAACAATCTGACTCAGGCCCACAGGGGCGCGGCTGGGGTTGTTGGTCAGGCATGGGCGGGCTCCCGAGCCGCTGACACTTCCACTGGCAGCGGAAGCAGGCCGTACACGTGGTCAAGCGAAAGCACCAGTCCTTTCGTTCTGGCGTAGCTGACCAAATGCAGCGCCCGCTCTGGCGGGATGGTCATGCCGCGGATGTAGTGCCCCACGTTGCTCTGCGTGCAGCCGATTGCGTCAGCAAGATCCTTCTGCGTGACGCCAAGCCGCTTCCGGATGGTTTCGATGGTGCTCATAGTGTCCGACATAGTAGCGGCACTACAGAAAAATGCAACAGCGGCACGACTTGGATATGGCCAGTAGTGGCGCTATCTTCAACAGGCATACAAGAGAATCCGATGACAACACGTAAAGCGCGAGTTACCGAAGAGCATCTGCAGGAAGCCGCGCGCCTGCGCGCTATCTGGGACGCCACGCCAGACAAACCCAGCCAGCAGGTGTTTGGAGAGCGGTTTGAGATAGGCAACCAGAGCGCTGTAGGGCAGTTTCTGCGCGGCGCGGTGCCTTTGAGCATGAAGGCGGCGGTAGGCTTCGCCAAGGGTCTGCAGTGCAACTTGGCCGACATCAGCCCACGCTTGGCTCTGGAAATTGTGGAGGGATCCAGACTGATCAGCGGCGAGCCCATAGCTCATAACAAGGAGTTCGGTGGGCGCGGTGGCAGTATCGTGGGCATCCAGGTCGTTGGAGATGCATCGATACAAGGGGACCAACTGCACATTGAATACATGGACGACGGCGGCTACGTGGTCGGGTCAGGGATCCAGGATGGGTATGCGCTGCGCGTGCGCGGTGATGGCGGCAATCCGGCGATCAAGGATGGGCAGTACCTTGTCGTCGAGCGCGAAGGGAACCCGGTCTTCAGCGACTACTGCATTGTCGAAACTGAAGATGGCCGCACCCTACTGGCTGAGTTTCTGGCCGAGCGTGCCGATTCCTACGCCTTTGAAACGGTCGGTGGGTCCACTCGTTTGACGCTTTCAAAAGACGACGTGAAGGAGCTGGACGGGGTGATCGCCGTAGTGTCTTCCCGACGCTGGCGTCCGCCCCCCAAGAATGGGCTTTTCGGATCCAGCAGGGCGACTGCTGTAAAAAAGTAGCTCTCATGCAAAATATAGCAGCTCCCCTGTTGACTCAAAACAAGCAGTAACGCTACTATATCTCCATCGCGCCGCATTCCGTGGTGCTCAGATGGAGTGATGGATGCAACCGTCCGACCTCACCGCCCTGCTGGAGGCGGTCCCCGAACAGCACAGCCGACGCTGTGCTCAGGCCCAGAACGCGATCGACAGCCAGCGCTGGTTTGCCGCAGCCTTCCATCTGCGCACCGCTGCCACGTCAGCACAGGAATGGGCAGATCGCGCCGCCACACTCGCCGAGTGGTGTGACGCCCAGGCGGCAAACAGCGCAGCTGGATCCTCTATCGGGCACCTCGCGCCCGATGCAGAACCGCCGACCTTGGCGATGCCCAGGGATACGGCCACGCCACCGACCACCGAAGCGATCGAAGCCGGCCTGATGGCGCTGGCCCATGCCATGGGCCCCGATCACGCAACGCGGGTGCACCGCGCCATGAACGAGGTTCTCGCTGCAGAGGCAACTCGCGAGGGAGGTGTGCCATGCGCGTGACTTCCTCCACCTCCTCGCAGGCCAGGCAACCGCACATCGCCGCCCTGCTCCACTGCGCCGACTCAGAGCTCATGCAGCGGATCATGCGCATGGCAGCGGCAGCACGCGGTAAGTCCTTCAGCCGGTGGCCCGCATGGAGCACCGGCGAAAACCTGATGGTCGCGCTGGTGCTCAACAACCATGCTGCGCTCGACGCGATGAACTACTCCATCCTCGAAGCGCTTGAGCGCGTGGAACTCTCGCCGCGCCAACTCCAGCAGATCGCGCGGAGGGTGTTGTGATGCTGCCAGCCCTCTTTCGCCTCACAGCCATGCGTCGCCGCTCCGGTGCCAACCTGCCCACATCACTTCGCTGGGCTGCCGGCCTGCTGTGGCGCGACCACCAGATCACCCGCCGCCGTCGCCACCTGGAGCGCCGCGCCGAGATTGAGCACGCCGCGCGCCAGCGGCTCTGACTCCATCCCAATCCGCAGCGTGTGGATTGCCATCGGATTCCCCCCACCAACACACTACCCCACCATGCAAGACAACCAAGCGTTCCGTTCCCTGTTCACCCTGCCGCCGATCCAGCCCAGTGCAAACACTTCGCTGACGGTGCCTGAAATGCCTGCACCAAAGGTGGTCACAGGTGACCGCGAGGTAGACGCCGTGCTCTGGCTGCAGGAGTGCGTGCGCACCGGCCACCAAGCGCTGATCGACAAGGCGCTGGAGGCGGCCAAGAAGATCACCACGCCGATGAAAGACCTGGGGGTGCGCTACGGCCAATACCTGATGCGGCAGCATGGCAGCTCGGTGATGGCCGCGTTTGGCTCCATGGGCTTTGGCGAATTGGAGAGCCAGGCAAATAGTGCCATAGAGCGCCAGAGGAAGCGGCACATCGCGCTCTCACGCTTCGGAACGGAAGAATCGCTGTTCTCCGACACGCCCGCCGAGGCAGCCTGCAAGAAGGCTCTGCGCGGTGTCAAACGCATCAAGGACGGGGTCTTTAACGTTTACGACATGGAGCAGGTCGCCGAACGCTTTGCAAAGAGGCCCGACTTGCAACTCAACACCCTCGCCGACTGCCTGCATGGGCGCGCCTACTGGGATGAGCTGTATCGACTGCGCGCCCCATTCGGCTGTGGCGACTCACCAGACTATGCCCAGGCCCATGACGACCACTGCTTCGCCATGCTGGCCAAGATCGCGCCGCGTTCCAAGGACGAGTCCGTGGCCGTGCTTGAGCATATGGAGGAGCACGACGCCGAGGATCGGGAGGAAAGCCCAGCCATCTTGCGCAACCTGATCAGCGGAGGCTGGGCATGAGCACCGACCTGCACCAGCTCACGCAGCGCGCTATCAAGCTGCACACCGGCAAGCTCGGCGCTCAGCAGCCCGCAGCAGACCTCAGCGGCCCGGCCACCGCCGGCGGCCTCGACTACATCGTGCTGCGCAACCTGGGCGGCGTGCTGGCCGTGTACCGCGTGCTGCCGATCACCCGGACCTTGAAGCGGCTCAAGCGCTGGCCCAAGGAGTTGGAGTGATGGAGGTCATGGCGATTTCCACCATGCCCAACGTACTCAGGTTTGAGGGCGTTGCCCGGCAGTCAGACCATGGATTCAAATTTGAAGCCGTGGCTGCAGGGCTCATTTTTGAGCCGTCGACCGCTGCAACACCGGACGGCCTGACTGATCAGGCTGCAAGGCCCCAGGGGCAATCAGGCAGAGGGGACTTCCGTCGCCGACGGGAGTTCATCGCCGGGGCGAACATGGACGCGAGTCCCCGAGTGTTCAATCACGATCGTTGTGTCCGGCGCGATGTGGCCAGATACAGCCTTGAAGAGATCCATGTAGTCGCCCGCAGTCTGGCTTGGTTCTGCCGCGAAATACACGACTGCAGGGGAGCCTTTCGCTGCTCCAGCAAGCACCAGGGTCGCGAGCGCATCACCCATCGCGAGATCGCCTTCCTCCGCTGTTCGACGCACCAGCGATTTGATGGCAGGGGACAGTTTCACATCGGCCCCGCTGCTGAAGTGAGCAAGCCGCTCGATTTTGTACTGAGCCAATCTCAACTGCTCCTGGAGCTGCTCGCGCTCTTGAAGAGCGAGGAGCAAGTGAGCATTGAGGCTCCGACCGGCATCCTCTGCTTCAGCCTCAAGCCTTGCACGCAGAGCGGGCGGCATTCGAAGGGGGTACGGGGGAAGTTGCTTGGGCTCCATATCCCGATCATCGATTCTTTTTGATCCTTTTTCAAAGAATCTAGTTGACTCTATACAAAAGAATCTATCAGAATCTAGTCACCATGAGCTCCGAATCTCAGCAATTGCAACCCACACCAGTCCGCATTCCACCGGACTTCAAAGCCCAACTTCAGGCGGAGGCCAAGGCGAACGATCGCAGCCTCAATGGCGAAATCCTGGCCCGTCTGCGCTCCACTTTCAGGACGAAGCGCTCCACCACACAGCAGAAAGGACAGCAGCAATGACAGTGAACATTCCAGACGGCCAGAGGGAGATTGATGAAGTGGTCCAAAGGCATGGTGCGACCGCAGCAGGAGCGCTCCTCTTGGAGGAGGTGCTTAGTTGCAAAGCACGAGGACAACTCACAACCGATCAAGCACTCCGACTCCAGAAACGCCTTAACCAGCACCCGCTGTTGCTCGCCGAATTGCCTCACATCGCCAGCGCCGTAGATTTTGAATTGCGATGGAACGGCCGGCCTGATCGAGGGGCCAAAGAAAAAGCTGTTCGCGAGCAGTTCTTCGCGTGCCTGTCTCGGTACCTCCCTGGGGCTGAAGCCGCCAACGCTCCGCATCACGCAGAGGGGATTCCGGATGGGTTTGTAAGGTACCGCGGCTGCCTCATGCCTGTTGAAGTCAAGCCGGAGATTTTCAATGGCCGAGCCTTGTCGCAGCTCATGGGATACATGCGCATCTATGGCGCAAAAGGAGGAATCGCTGTTGCGCCGCGGCTCAGTGCCGAACTTCCACCGGAGGTGTTTTTCGCCCCCGTAGCCATTGGCGACGTGAGCGACCCGCGCTTCGGCAATGTGCACAGCTACCACGAGTCGGTGCTGCGGGAGGTGCTGCCCGTCACGCACAAGGAAACAGCCTGATGCCGCTGTTCAGAAAAGACGAAGGGCTGACAGCGCCAACCGTCAGCCCTTCAAGCGAAACCCGCTCGGCGCCAACCGAGCAGACCTCTTAGTCCGACCCCTACCAAAGGAACGAACCATGACGAATGATGCCACGCCCGCACTGGCCGCAACAAGTGCAACCAGCACACAGCAGTCCCGCAGCGGTGCGCCCCGTCCCGCAACCCCAGCCCTTCCGGATCCTATCGACGCTTTCGACGTACTGGAACGCATCGGTGAGATCGGCGTGCACTGGTGGTCGCTGATCGACCATGTTCTGGAAGTCCAGAGCTCCGAGGCTGGCAAAAAACAACCCCTTCCGGAATGGGCGCTCGACATTCTGAAAGACCAAGGTCGGCATCGCATATCGAACGAGGATTTCCGCGTGCAGCGCGAAAATTTGCGCGAGATTCTGCGGCTTGAAAAAGGCCGGGCCACCTATTGTTTCGAAGTCTGGGGAGACCGGACCACCCGGCTTTCGCTACGCCACGACTCCATTGCCGACGCCATGCCAGACCTCGACTACTGGCGAGCAAATGGACATCCTGCCGCATTCATCATGAAGTTGTACCGCCGCAACAACTGCTCGACCGCGGAGGGGGTTGCCATGTTGGACACCTTGCTGGGTGAGGTGCTGTTTGCAGGTGTTTCCTTGGCCCACGGCGAAGAAGACGAAAACCTCTTTCAGATGATGGATGAGACTGGCCGCACGGTATCGCTTTTTGCAAGCCAACTGCGCGGACACCCTGTCATCCATCGAATCCGTAACAAGCGGAATCTCGAATCGTTGCAGGCCTGGCTCCAAGAAAAAACCGCAAAGGATGGTCAGTCATGA